AGAAAAACTCAAACGAACGCCCAGAGTGTAGCATAAAACCCCTGACAACTTGACAGCTTCGCCATACTGAAGATGGTGACCCACACCATGGCGAACTTTTCTCCCGCCATCGAAAGGAGCGGCTTCGGCTGCTCCTTTTCTTTTTAAGGTGTTGACAAGCTACGGATACTGGACATAGGAGGAAATCGCCATGGCTGCACCAAAAAGAAAACCGCTCCCGTCAGGAGTGACCGAAGCTCAACGAGCCGCCGATATCCAGGCCGGTCGAAGTGAAAGGGCCGGTCACGAAATGATCCGGAAGAGTCCCCCACCCAAGCGCAGCGTTTCCGACATTGTTTTTGGCGTAGGCAGAAGCATGGGTCAGGCACTTCGAGGAGCCGTGTTTCCCAAAGCCGAAACAGAAAGGCAGAAGAAGCTCAAGGAAGCACGGGAAAATAAGCCCATTGCAAGACGGACTCCGACCCGCAAGAGAACTCGTAAGGCAACTCGAACTTCAGGACGGGGGTAAACATGGCTGGTAATGCAATCAAGGCGTTTAGAGCGAAAGGGCAAGCAAAGAAGGCCGCAAAGCGAAGGGCCAAGACCGATCTCCCGCACGGCAGTTACTCAAAACTAGAAATGTTCCGGGGAAAAGAGATCATTCCAAAGAAGTTCATGAAGCGAGAGAAGATCAAAAGGCTCAGTCATATCGGCTTGGGACGAACGAAGAAGGGGAGAACCCCCAGAAGTCCAGGAGTTCCTTTTGAACGGGGCAGCATGGGTCTACGAAAGAAAACCCGCAGTTCCAGTCGCAAGTCAGGGAGGAAATAAGCATGACTCATGTACCGCGTGATCCAGGACCAGCAAATCAGCCGGAGCATGAAATGGGAGCTGCGACCCGTATTCCTAAACAGTTAGCCAAACGAATCTTTGGACCAAGGAAGGATCGACAAGCAAAACGTGAGGCGAAACTCATGCCCAAGCGAGGATCGGGACGTAAACCTATTCGCAAGCCAGGGAGATAACCAATGGCCGACGAAGAAAAAAAGAAAAAAGGCACTCTCCTCGGCACAGTGGGACGAGCCATTGGCAGGGGAGCGAAGAGGACCGCTGGTGCTGCGAAGAAAGCAGTCTTAACTGATCCCCGCGTGAAGCGTGTCCGGGAAGTCTTCAGTTCCCCGGCAACGGCAGCTCCAACAGGCAAACTCACAAAGGAAAAGATCGAGGCTGCCAGAAAGAAACCAATCAGCACAAGAAGGAAGGTTGTCAGAGGAGCTTTACGAGGAGTCGGAGGAGCTCTTAGGACCAGGGACACAACCCGCCAAATGGTAGGAGATGTGATCCCGAAGATCGCTGGCACAGCAGGCACACCTTTGGCTAGAGCCTCAGAACGAACAATCCAAGAGTTAAACAGGCCCTTCAAAAGAAAAGCAACCAGGACCACCAGGCGGTCCACAACTCGATACGGAGGTAGATAATGCCAGGTGTACCCCGAGATTCTGCGTTAGGAAAACAGCGGTTGCGTATGGCTGCCAAAAGGCAGGGCGGCGAAAAAGCGACTCCTAGCTCAATGGTGAAGACCTTTGCAAAGCGCCATCGTGCGGAATCGAAAACAGGCCTAACGGCTTCACAGAGAGCATCTTTGAAACAAACTCCCGCAGAAAAAAAAGCGCGTATGGCTTCCGCCCAAGGGCGTATGGGCATGCCAGTGAAACATTTTGCCAGAAGGCATCGAGCAAGTACGGGGGCAGCAGCAGCAGTTTCATCATTATCTCGACCCATGAAAAGAAAAGCGACCAGGACCACCAGTCGGTCATCAAGTAGGAGGTAACAATGGCAGTAGGAGAAAAGGAAGTAATCGTCGTGTCAGCTGGAACTCCCGTTCCACTTTCGGACGAATCAGAATCAGTTAATCATTTCACTATTCAGGCAGGTAAGACCGGGGCCTCTCCGGGAGACAACACCGGAGATATCTACGTTGGGAGTAAAGTTTGTGGCAATGGATCGGGGACTCCTCAAGCCGCTTTTGGGGTCAGGTTAGCCACTGGACAGTCCTATTCTCCTCCTCCTTCAGGAGTTGGACCCAATCCCTACAATCTGAGGGACTATTTCATCAACGCCGACAACGACGATGATGGAGCGACTGTTCTCTTTGATGTGAACTGATGCTGCAGAATCTCTAATGGCTCATCCAGTAGTTCAAGCAACCGCTACATCGACGACTGGCAGCAACAGTACAACCCATACGATCACCGTTCCTAGCGGCGTCGTTTCCGGCGATCTGCTGATTGCCTTTATTGCCATAGAAAACGCAACGAGTCCGGCGAATCAGTTCACGGGAGTCACTGACAGTTTCACAGAGATCAAGGACAAGACCACTGGCGGTACTGCTGGCGCGAGTCTGGGCGTGTTCTTCAAGGTTTCCGATGGGACCGAGGGTGCGACGTCGATTCGGATCGTGCAGCCCATTGCATGTATCGAATCAGTGGTTTCAACTCAGCGATTGATCCTGAGATAACCGCCGGGGCCAGTGGCAATAGCACAAGTCCGGACCCCGATTCTCTTTCTCCCGCTGGTGGGGCCAAAGACTACCTGTATATGGTGTTCGCGGGCTATGAGCGGGCAACTACGGACATCACGGCCTTCCCTACAAATTACGGATCGAATCAGATCAATCTCGCCGTCAATGCCGGGGCAACCATCGGTGTCGCCACTAGGGAGTTAAACGCTGCCACAGAGGATCCAGGAGTATTTACGCTTGACAGCGCGGAAGAATGGCAAGCCTTCACCCTGGCCGTTCATCCAGCCTTAGTCTCGGCAACGATCACCGGGACGGCTGAACCTACCTCTACGGAAACTCAAATTACTTCCGGAGGCCGTACCATCATCATCACGCTCACCGCCGACACCTGGGTAACGGTTGGAGCTGCGTTTAATGCCATTCGCCAAGACATAATCGACGGTCTCGATTCAGCCCAATCGGAGACTTTGGGATGGAACGCGGAAGTCCGCGACAAGGAGGTTGTCGGGGCTGTAGTGCGCACGAGCGACACAGTGGTCACGATCACCCTGACCGCCCAACCTGGCTACGACATTACCGCCACGGAAACTGTGATGGTGACCATCCCGGCGTCAGCCTTAGCAGGTGGCGCACCGGCGGTTACCGCCACCCCAAACTTCACCGTCAATTCTGTGGCGGCAACGGCAGCGATCACCGGAACAGCCACGGCCACGATTGCCGAAGCCGATGTGGTGGCAGGTGCGAAAACCATCATCATCACTCTGGCGAACGGGAGTTGGGTTGCATCCGGGGGCACTTTCGATGCCCAAAGACAGGCCATCATAGACGGACTTGACTCTGCCCAGATCGAGGCTACCGGATGGAACGCCGAGGTCAGGGATAAAGAAGTCGTGGGGGCCGTGGTGCGTACCAGCCAGAGAGTTGTCACGATCACTCTCACCGCCCAGGCCGCTTATAACATCAGCGCCCAGGAAACGATCACCGTCACGGTCCCTGCCAGTGCCATAAACGAAAGCGGGGCCATTGTCGGAACGCCCACCTTCACCGTAGACGTTATTGCTATCTTGGCAGCGATCACTGGAACAATCGCCCCCCCGTTTATCACCACGGAAGCTCAGATCGTCGCCGGGGGTCGAACCATCATCATCACCCTGACCGCCGACACCTGGTTAGCTTCCGGAGGTGCGTTTGACGGTATCCGACAGGACATCATCGACGGTTTAGACTCAGCACAATCAGAGCTGACGGGATGGAACGCCGAGGTCCGGGATAAGCAGCTCGTCGGTGGAGTAGCGCGCACGAGCGATACGGTGGTGACGATCACCCTGGATGCTCAAGCCGCCTACGATATCACCGATACGGAAACAATCACGGTCACAGTCCCTGCAAGTGCCTTGGTGTCGAGTGGCTCTCCGGTTGTGGCGACTCCCACCTTTGCCGTCACCGAAATCCCAACGGCGACTGTTACTGGAACCATCACGCCCTCTGTCGATGAATCACTTATCGTTGCCGGGGGTCGAACGATCATCATCACCTTGGCCGACGACATATGGGTGGCTGCGGGTGCGACCTTCGATGCGGTGCGCCAGGATTTTATCGACGGTCTGACCTCTACCGGGGGAGAGCCTACCGGATGGGACTCAGAAGTGCGCGATAAGGAGGTTGTGACCGCCGTGGTGAGGACTTCCGATACAGTGGTGACGATCACCCTCACGGCCTCGCCCCTATACGATATTACAGCGGATGAAACGATCCCGGTGATTGTGCCGGGCTCGGCCCTGGATCAGACCTCGGGTTCCTTCTTCGCAACCCCCACCTTTTCGGTAACCTTCACACCCCCGATCCCAGGTCCGCTCGATCCTGATCCGTTCGAGTCAATCGCTGGCAATGGTCTTGGGGGAATCTCCAGGAATCACACACCGCCTGGAGTGATCATCAATCGCTAGAAATTAAAACAGGCCCTCCGAAGAGAGCCTGTTTCGTGTGCACCCCAGGATAGGGAATATCTTAGGGAACTTACACTACTATCTTAACCAATCCCCCTGACCAAGTTCAAGTTTACCCTTGACAGCCTCAGTATGCTCAGAATAGAGGCTGAATGAATCATCTGGCGAATAAAATAGAGTACCCTGCGCCGATTCCACCTGAGATCACGCAAACGCATAGATCTGTCAGCCAGCGAGAAGCTGCTCGCATCCTGGGAATCAGCGTAGGCACTCTCAGTAGGCTAATCAAACAAGGATATGTTCGTGCTTTCCACATTCCTCACAGGGTTATACCCAAGCTCATCCGTGTTCGTCTTGAAGAACTGAATCGGCTCATGACTGAAAACGATTGCACCTATGGACTCGTAGGTAGGAATCGCTCCGACTGGATCAATCCCCACACCGCTCGGAAGATTCCGGTTTGTCTGGCAGCTCGCATCCTGGGAATGAATGCAACGGCTGTGAGTGAAGCGTGCCAGAGGGGAACACTGGATCTATCACCAGAAGGACTGCATAACTATATCCTTCACCGACGTGAGAGGGGACTGACCACAAAGATCCGACTGAAATATAGAGCGAAAATTTTGTTACTTCAAAAACAGGTGAAGTACACACAAAAGCAGCTCCAGAAGTGTAGGAACAATGGCGAAAGCTAACCAAGCCCTGACCCTCTCGCCCAATTACGAAGACCTGAGCGCAGCCGAAAACACGCTGGCCGGGAAACGCTATCAACGCTACAGGAACGGGGAAACCATTGAGCAAATTGCCGCAGCCGATGAGGTTCAGGAGAAAACGGTAAGAGCCGATATTCTTGCCTACGAGAAGAAGTTTGAGACCCTGGTTCAAAATGCAGTCATGCGGGAACGGCTCGACGGTGAGTTGGCTAACGAGAGACTACGCAAGCTCATCCGCGACAAACTTCATGCCAAGGTCCTCAAGGCTCTGGAGCATATGGTGACGGGCAATAAGAAGTTCATTTTCTTTGACCAAGCAAAAGGGAAGGTCATCACCGCTACCGCAAAGGATTGGAATATGATGCTCGCGGCCGTAAAAGAATTTCAAAAGCTCGTTTCCCTGGAGCAGAAACCGGCCATGCCTACAACCGTCGTCAATGTGAATCAGACCAATACCTCCATAGTCGGTCAGAGCGAGGACTTCGAGGAACGGATTCGGAGACTCCGCAAAGAACAGGAAGAGAGTATTGCCGCAGCCAAGGTTGTCGATATTGAATCCGAACCAGTCGAAGAAGTGGAAGAGAAAGGACCAGAATGGGACTTCTAGCTGTGCGAGCTTTCGTATCCAGACACCGGATGCTGCAAGTTCTTCTCGGTGTGACTCTTACCACTTGGTACTCCTTTCAACCCCGGGAATGGTTGAACACTATCTGGCAATCCGGGCTACCTAGAATTGCCTTTTGGTGCTTCCTTTGGGGAACTCTCCTGTATGGAGCGTGGCTGGCCCTGCCAGTGATCTTATCGACTGTAGCCGCGAACCTCTCTCAATTGCCGCCGATCCCCACGTCAGCCAGCTGGTTTGCTTTGGCTGTCGGAGTTGCGGGAGTAGGAGCTGGAATCTTTTTCATGGGAATAGCAGCCGTTCTCCATACCAGCTGGTATTTCATCACAATAGCTCGAACCCTTGACGCTCAACTCGCCAGGGAATTTGGAGTCACCCGCAAAGCGATAGATCAGTTTCACGGACGCCTGGTCCAGAGCGAGGGCAGTTTCACTCCGTTTGATGAGAAAACAGCAGCTATGCACGAGGAACTCGACAAGCTGAAAGCGGAGAGCCCGAGCATGTCGGATGATGAGTACAAAGATTTGAAAGAGAAAATCGAAACGATGGGCGTGGGAGCTGACGTTTAATGCCACACGTTGTTCAAAGGAAAGATAAGTACGTCGAAGGGATCATCGAGCATTTCGATGAGAAGCTCAAAGGCTTCGATGGGGATTCCCGTAGATGCTGGCAGAACCTCCTTCCAGACGAGAGTAGAACGCTAAACGTGGAATTGGGACGTATCTACGGAAACGACCCGGAGAGCGTCCGCTATTACCTTGAAAATTATCACGTCATTGCAACCAAGGGTGACGAGTTTGGCGCACCTAAGTTGATTACACTCTATCCCTTTTGGGAGAGTCAGGAGATCCTCTGGGAAGACGTTGTGGAATCCTGGGAAGCCAACATTCCCATCAAATGGATTCTCCTTAAAGCTCGTCAAATCGGTTGGTCAACGATGGTCCAGGCCATGATCTTCTACCGGACCATTTTCAACGAACTGACGAATAGCCTGGTGATTGCCGACGAGCGGATTCGCTCCTCTCACATCTTCGATATGAGCCGCCTGGCCTACGATTGCCTGCCCTGGTGGTTGCGGCCTGAGATCCAGTACGAAGTGCATGGTGAGTTCATGCGGTTCGATCGGAAGGATAAGAGTCAGCGGTTGGAACGCCCAGGCCTTCGCTCTAACTTCTTTGTGGATGCGGCCAATAAACCGACTGGATCCAGTCGTGGCTTCACCCTGCAAAATGGACACCTGACAGAGATCAGCCTGTGGCGCGACCTGAAGATCCTCACTCGAGATCTGTTCCCCGCAGCTACCAAAGCGAACAGGCTGTCTGTCTGGGTCATGGAAGGAACGGCTGAGGGCATAGAAGATCCTTACCATCGTCTCTATCAACGTGCCGTGCAAGGAGCTTTGAGTTGGCGCCCGAAGTTCTGTCCCTGGTGGAAGCAGAAGGAATACAGCAAGCCGTTTCTCAATAGAGGGGAACGAGATGATTTCAAGGCTACCGAAGATGAGAAGGATCTAGTCCTGAAAATCCGAGAAGACTACGAAGTAGATCTGACCCGAGAACAGTTGCACTGGAGAAGGGAAACCGCTGCTGACTTTGAGGCTGTCGACCAGGACCCCGAAATGGTTGAACAGGAGTATCCGTCCTTCCCGGAAGCAGCCTTTCGAGTCCAGGGAACAATCCCTTTCGAACAGAGGAAACTGCGACGGATCCAAAAGCGTTACATTCGCAAGCCGGTCTGGTTTGGAGATATCGAGCTGGTCACCCAGAAGAATGGGCAGAAAACACCTCAGTTGATTGAGTACGGGAATATGAATGATGCTCCTCTTTGGATTTGGGAATTTCCAAAGATGAACAAGGTCTATTACGGGGGAGCCGACCCGGGCCATGGCGTTCCAGGCAAGGATTACTCAGCTGCTTCGATGTGGAGAGTCACACAAACCCACTTACCGATTCCCCAGGTCGCTGAGTACAGAGGCCACAAGGGGGGAACTCCCTTTGCTCGACGGATCGCAGCCCTGGGCTATCTCTATAACACCTGTCAGTTCTCCGTCGAGTACAACATTCAAACGGTTCTGGAAAGTTTACTTCACCACTTGAAGTATCCTAACCTCTACCGTTGGCGGTGGGCAGATAAAACGAAAGGGCATCTCACCAACTACTTCGGATGGGTGACTCAGACGCGCAGTCGCAATGCTTTGATCGACAATTTCAAGACGATGATGGATGAAGATTTGCTCCACATTCGTTCCCAACGGCTGCTCAATGAGTGCTGGACCTTCATCGACTCAGGTGATAATCGCTACGAGGCCAGAGCGGGAACATTCGATGATACCCTCTTCGCTGGAATGATCGCTACCAAGTGTCTCGGGCAGGTCCATCCGGATCTGTTGGAAGAAAAACAAAGCGTAGTCATGCGGGATCCCCGCAAGGATTTTCACAACACGGATTACTCTCCCATTCATGATCGCTTCCCAGAGGAAGCGTACGGGAAAGAATCCCAATTCAATTTACTTTAGGAGGAAACATGGTAGAAGCGACAGGCAATGTGGGACAGGTCACAGACGAAGAAACCAAGAAAGCGGCAAAGAGTCGCAAGGCTCCGAAAACCAAACCCAAAAAGGTTAAGGTAGCAGCACCGGAAGCAGAAGCAGCTCCGGGGCCAGAACCGACAACCAACGGAGCCAGCAAGATCGACGAGCTGGAGCCAGTCACCGAAGTTGCTAGTTCCACAACGGAGGAACCGCTCACCGGAATGCAGAAGATCTACAAGGATCGAGAGGATCTGACCGAGAAGATGCTGAGCGGGAAGGTTGAGGAAGGGAAAATATTGAAATTGGACACCTCACCGCGGTTCATTGATGCTCCAATCTTTCCGGATGCCTACTGTCCGTTGTGTGGAATGAAGCTCTCAGGGAACTCCAAGACGGGATTTAAGCAGGCGTTTTACACGCACCCGTTTACCCCGGCCATCGCTCTTGGGAAGCCCTGTGAGTTGAAGGGAAAGAAACTGCGCGCGCCCACGGCGAGAATGGAAATAGTCGATTAGGGGTTGACGCTACACGCACAATTAAAGAGGAGGCATTATGCCAGGAGTAACCGTATCTGAAGTTCTTTGTCCAACATGCCGCTTCGGGGGCATTCACGACAACCATCTCAAAAACCGCGAGGGGGTGTTTGGGACTTTCTGTGACGCAGGCCACATGTTCAACGATACCGGCGATATGCAGGATGCCATCAGGAAGGCCAACGCTAAATTCGGGAAGCCTGCACCAGTACAGGCGTCTGTACCCGCAAAGCCAGATCCAACTCCGGAGGAGAAGAAGGCCGCCGCAACGCGAGAATACACAGCCGAGGTCCTGGTTGTTGACCAGGAGAACCGAGAGCGTATCCAGAAGATCCTGGGAGTGAACATCACAGGACCCTCTGACCTGTACGGCGCAATCTTCGCAATGAAGGAGGAGCTGAAGACTGCTCAAAAGTCTGTTGCCCAGGAAGTTCCGGGGCAAGGCCCCGTAGCTCTCCGGAAGGATCAAATCATAATCAATCTGCCCGAATGGTGCGCTGAATCGTTCAAGGACTTCGCGCAGGGTATGGGGATCGAAATTGAGGAATTTGCCAATCAGCAGTTCGAGGAGTACCTGCGTGGCCTCTATGTAGACACGCAATCACAGAAGGTAGGCTAATGCCCGTTTGGGATTTTCAGTGTTCAAAATGTGGACGTAAAGAACTCGACGTTCACAACGTGAAGTTCGATCCGGAACCGATCTGGCCGAGTTGCTGTGGGGAGCGTATGGAAATGCTTTTCAGTACAGCGGTCAACGCTCCCTTTGAGCCATTCACAACGACCCACATTCACCCTGAAGGAAAACCGCTGACTGTTCGCACTCAGAAGGAACTCAGCGTGCTTCAAAATACGTTTGGAGTGCAACAAGTGGCCGATCCCAACCTGATCTCCGAGGGAACCAAACCTCACAATCAGAGATTCAGGCAAAAGGATACCTCGAACCGCAAGTATTTCGACGTGGGTAGAGGCCGATGACGCGACTTGTTCTTCACACCACAGCCCTGAAAATCACCAACAGCGGTGGAGGCTTGGTTGATCGCCGCGAAAAGGAAAAGGATTCAATGACAGGCAAACTCATGAAGGTGATTCGGAGATACAAAGAAGAAGGCTCCGAGTACATGACCTTCATTTGCCCGAAATGTGAGGGTCGTCAAAAGAGATCGGCTTACGAAGTGATCTATCTTCGAGAAGATGGCGACGTTGTCTTCCATTGTAATCAGTATGGGTGTGATGCCGAAATAGAAGTATCCAGACCGCCGACGAAGGCCGTAGAACCAGATCCAAGGTTGATAATGACCCCAGGCGAATACCGACAGGAACAACAAGCAAAGAAATCCCATGGCAATATTTGACAATACCGACGACTCAATTGTCGAGCAACCCTGGGAGCTGCTTCAGTACCAGCCAGGACTCGATCCAGTGAAGCAGGAGAAAAGGCTAAAGGATTATTGCCACACCGCCCATGAACAGGCTTGGCAATACATGTCGGCTTCTGAGGAAGTACGCCAGATAGATCAACACATCTCCTACCTGATGGGGAACCAATGGCCGACCAAGAGGCCCTCTTACAAGGCTGCACCAATCAACAACCGTCTACTGAGACAGCTTGAGGAAGTGACAGCCGTTCTGACCGATGTTCGACCCACCTTCGAAGTCCAGTCCCTCAATCCGATCTACCACGAACAAGCTGAAATTTACTCAAAGACCACAAAAGCGTGGTGGCTCATGCAGGACAATGACCTGAAGCTCGCCATGGCGACCATTCACGCCTATCTCAGTACCGGCTTCTTGAGAATTGTCTGGAACTCCAGCCTTATGGGTGGGGAAGGTGACTTTCAGCTGGTCCCACTTGGTATCGCTGAAGTGATGCCAATAGGACCAAGCTATGAATTGCAGGAGTGGGAAGGGGTTATTTATAGAACGAGCCGATCGTTGTCCTTCTTCAAAAGGCGGTTTCCCCTCACCGGATGGAAAGTAAAACCAAGTGTTGAGCACAGCAGTTACGCTCGTCCGTTCTCGCGGCCCAAGTATGTCGGCCAACATGCCTTTGAGCTTCTGTCTCCTCAAATGAAGCGAGTTATTGGTGGAGTTCCTCAGTATCTCCCAGGTGTCCTTCAACAATCCCCCTACACAGAGTTTTGGATTAAAGATTATCAACTCAATACCAGCGATAACGCTGTGATCATGGGTCCGGTTGATACCAACTGGGCTTACCGAGTTGAACCTGGGAACCAGCTCTATCCTCGCGGACGGTTGATCATCACGGGCGGTGATGAGTTTGAAATCATGTACGACGGTCCCAATCCCTACTGGCACGGGCGCTACCCTTTCATTACAGTTCGACTCAAGCCGGTCCCGTGGCAATTTCATGGTATCAGCGAATTGCGTACCAAGATTCCGATGCAGGATATCGTCAACACGGTCCTGGCCGGGATCTTGGATATGATCAAGAAGGCGGTCAATCCTCCGCTCATCTTCCCGGACAACGCATTCAGTTACGCGGTCAAGGCGCAGATGGATCCCAATATGCCTAACGCCAAGATCGGATACAGCCCACAGTCACCCGCAGCACCGCAATATGCTCGAATCCCTGATCTTCCTAGCTTCGTACAGAACACTCTTTTGTACGCTCAACAGGAAATGGATGACGATTCGGGCCTACTCGATGTTGGAGGATTGGCCCGCAAAAAAATCACGCCAGCTGGAAACACCTTGGAGCAGCTCAGAGAAAATCAACAGACCATCATGAGGCTCCGGGGTCGTTACATGGAAGTGGCACTGAGGGAAATGGGAGAGCAGATGATCTCCAATTTCATGCAGTTCTATGACGTGCGCCGGCGAATGTTCCTTTTGGGTTCTGACGGAGTGACCTTCGAGGACGTTTTTGATTGGGATCCGGGAACAATGGTTCCCCATGGCATCAATCCTAGAGATCACAGGAAGCAGTTCGTCTTTCTGATGGCGCAAGGAAGCACACTCAATGCCACCCGCGAGAAAGAAGCCCTGGTTGCTTTCGCTTTAGCCAAGGAAGGAAGGTACAGCACGCAAGCGTTGTTCCGGAAACTTGGAATGGAGAACGAATACAAGAGAGTCATGAAAGAGTTGGGCGAAGAAGAAGTAGCCATGATTCGCAGGATGACACTGAGTCAAATGCTCGCTCAACAGGCAGGGGGAGGAGCAGGCGGGCCCGGAGGAAAAGGCTCCCAAAACATCGGGAATTTACTCAAACTAGCTTGACAAGCTACTTATGCTGAGAATAGAAGTATGGCTAAACAACCGCCCAAAGGAAAATTGCCAGTTGGCCCGAAATTCAAGAGAGTTATGGGCGAGTATGGCAACCGAACACTTCACCATGGCGGTAGTGGTGAAATCGTCAGGGACGTAAAGGTAGCTACCGCAATAGCCGCTTCCGAGCAGCGCAAAGCGACTCGGGGGAAAACACGTCGCTCAACAAGGCGACACAACAGGAGGTAAAGTAATGGCACATAAAATGAAGAAAGGTGGATACGGAGACGTTGGTGGAGGAGGACACGATCTCGTAGTTCCCGCCAGCTATCCCGGTCACGATCCAGGGACCTATTCACCGGGGATGGCTCCGGACGGGTTCACTTCCCCGGCCGTGTTCTGCCCACACTCTCCTGAGCCGATTTCTGTGAACCAGAAGCGGCCAGGTGGTGAGAGAGGTGGAGACTCCGGTAAGGGAATGGGCAAGAGCTACAAGAGTGGCCACAACCCTTACTAGGGAGAACCAGTGGCTTACACCGATCTAGGCATACCGCCTCCACCGTCGATGGATGTGGCAGCGCAAATGCAGCCGGGACCAGGTCAAACTCCCGGTCAGCAGTTGGGTGCGCAACCGCCTCCAGCGCCAGGTCCAGCCCCGCCAGGAGCGCAGCAACCCCCAGGACTTCCTGGGGAAATTCCTGGAGAACCCAATCTGAATCTTATTACTTCGCTCACCGCGAAACTCGTCCAAATGAAACCGGGACTTGCTCCCGTAGCGGACAATCTGATCACGAAGCTGACGAATAAGATGTCGGAATCGGGAACTGCTGTACCGGCTACACCCATGGATGCTATGCCAGATTCAGGTGGTGCGATTCAGACAGCGGTTCAGCTGGAAGCGGAACTGGCGAAGGTGGACTTTCCAGAACTTCTCTCTGATATTCGCTTTTTTATCGCCACTATGAGAGAAGAGGTCAGTAGAGATCAGGCTGGTGGTGCTCCAGCTCAACAACCGCCGTTGGGTGCTATGCCAGCAGTAAATATGGGAACGAAGGTTCCTGTAAGCGTGTAAAAGCGCAAAAGCCCCGGGGGAATGGTTCCCCCAGGGCAGTTGATCCGGAGAAGGACTCCGGATGGGCTAATAGGAAAACCCATCCTAGCACAGTCCTTCTCCAGATTAAATATTTTTAATCCCTAACGCGCAGCCCTATAGTGCGCAAGCCCTTCGGGGAAAGCACAGGGAAGCTGAAGGAGTTGAAACGATGCCTTTGAGACCGGAACTGAAAGAATTTATCGAAAAAACTGAGATGAGTGACGCTTATCGGAGCCAGCTCCTCAAAACCATGGAAAATGCCCCGGATGAACTTCAGGCGGGTTGGCTACGTCAGTCCGACTACGACCGGAAGATGAATGAGGGTAAGGAGGAGCTGAAGACCAAAGAAGAAGAACTCGCAAAGAAAGAGACCGAGGTCAATGACCGATCTGAAAAGTGGAGCAAATGGAAAGAGGATGCGGAAAAGGTCGTTAAGGACAATGTCTCTGCACGGGAGGGCATGGAATCAAAGTTGACCGAAAGGGATGAAAAGATCACTGAGCTTGAAGACAAAATCCGCACGGGAAACTTTGATGTTGGAGAAGAAGGCGAGATGCTGAAGGAACTCACTACCCTTCGTTCGGAAGTCAAGGAACTGAAAAATGTCGCGGCCAACGGGGATGTTTTCACCCAGGAACAGGCTGAAAAAATGTTGATGGAAGGTGGCAATCGACTCGCAGGTAACATCTACGACAACGTGTTCCTTTTGATGGATCTCAATCAAAGCCACAACACAGAGTTCAAAGAGGCCTTGGACCGTGATGAGTTCATCAAGTATGCGACCGAAAGGAAGATGATCGGGTCTCAGGAGGAGTTCAAGAACGCTTACGATCTCTTTGTGAGCGACAAGCGAATGGACGCAAAGATCGAAGCTGCCCGCAAGGATGAACGCACGAAGATCGAGTCCAAGATGCAGTTTCCATTAGACAACGATGGGGCGGCAAGCATGGGTAAAGGCCCCGTTGAAACGAGACTAGAGCAGCTCGGCAAGGAAGCAGATGGCGGTAGCGCCATGACAACCAAGCAAGCGGCTATGGCCGCTGCTGCCGAGCTTCGGAAAGAAGGGAAAGTGTCACCCGAGTAGAGGGATAGGGAAAAGGGACAGGTCTGCATGGCTCAGCCGTCGCAGCCCGTCGCCGCAAGCCAAGTGGGAAGGTCGTGGCTTCGAAACCCACCTCCGCAACC